TTTTAATTAAAAAATAATGATTTAATGTTATTAAAAAAAATAGGAGGTTTATTATGAGTTTACATTCATTTGAAGTTCAACACGCTAAAGAGTACGGTTTAGCAGAAGCTGTTTTAATCAAGAACTTTAAGTTTTGGATTGAACATAATATCGATCAGAAGTATAATTTTAAGGACGGAAGAACTTGGACTTACATATCATTAAAAGAACTTGCCAAAAACTTTGAATACCTTTCAGAAAAACAGGTAAGAACTGCTATTGATCATTTAGTTGCCGATGGTGTATTAATGAAAGGGAACTACAATAAACTTGCTATTGATAAGACTTTATGGTATGCATTTGTTGACGAAAAGAAGTTCATTAAACCATATGACTCGACAGAAAACCCATCTGCCCAGTCGGGCAATCGAGTAGCCCCTGAGGTCAAAGCAATACCAGATACACTAAGAATATACAGTAATACAAATACTACTACTAATACTATGGCAAAAAAATCAAAATCAAATTCGATGCCACCTAGTTTAGAAGAAGTGAAATTGTATTTTAAAGAAAAAGGATACCAGGAGAGTGTAGCAATAAAGGCATTTGAATATTACTCATCTAATGATTGGAGAGATAAAAACGACTCTCCTGTAAAAAATTGGAGGTTGAAAATGCACGTATGGTTTAAGGACAGTGCCAAAATTCAAGAAGAAAAAATAAAAGTAAGAGATTTTTTCGGAAGCGTACATTATAAAACACAACAAGAAATCGATAGAGCAGAACCAGGATACTTTAAGAAAATATGAGCAACTACCAAAAAATAACAGCACTAGGAATTAAGTGCAAGGACATCCCAGGACAGCAGAAGGTTAATTGCCCCTTCTGTGTGGATGGGAGATCGAACAAGAAGGACAAGAGTCTATCTGTTAACGTGGAGATGGGAGTGTACAAATGTCACTACCCAGCCTGTTCGGCATCAGACGGCAAGAGTGTCAATGTAAATGAGAAGAAAGTTGAATATGTAATGCCTGTCTCTCGACTTCAAAAGGTAAGCGATAAGGTTGTTTCTTGGTTTGAGTCAAGAGGAATATCAAACAATACACTTCTTCAATTTAAAATAACAGAGGAGGAACAGTTCTTTCCTCAGGTTCAAAAGAAAAGAAACGCTATATGCTTTAATTACTTTAAAAATGATATTCTTGTCAACGTAAAATACAGAGACGCTGAGAAGAATTTTCGTATGGTTTCTGGAGCTGAGTTGATCATGTACAACTTAAACTCATTAGAGGGCTATAAATGGTGTGTAATCGTTGAGGGTGAAATGGACTGCCTCTCAATGCACGAAAGTGGAATATACCCAGTTGTAAGCGTTCCAAACGGAGCTTCTAAAGGTAATCAGAATTTAAAGTATCTTGATAACTGTATCGATGACTTCGCGGACAAGGATAAAATTATCATTTTTACAGATAATGATTCAGCAGGACTTTCTCTACGCGATGAGTTGACAAGAAGACTTGGAAGAGAAAGAATATGGTATGTAAATTCTATTGACGGGTGTAAGGATGCCAACGAAATACTTCTCTCCTACGGCCCAGACATGCTACAAAAAATAATAGCTGAGGCTTATCAGATACCGATAGAAGGAATAGAGAAAGTAAATGATGTTAGAGATAAGATAAATGACATATATCTTAACGGTTTTCCAACGGGGCTTAAGGCTGGTTATCCAATGCTTGATGAACATATTTCTTTTAGAGGTTCAGAGTTTACAATAATTACAGGTACTCCCAACGCTGGTAAATCTACATTCCTGAGTAATATCATAGTTAGACTCGCTGCAAAGCACTCTTGGAAGATAGCAATGTTTTCTCCAGAAAAACAACCTACTGAAATATTATTTACTGAGTTAGCCGAATTATTTATAGGTAAGTCATTTTTCTCTTACAATCCTATATTAAAAATGACCGAAAAGGAAGTAGATGTTGCCCGTGAGTTTGTAGAGGACATGTTTTTCTTCATGAAGATTGATGAAATGGATGTTACCATTGATGGCATCCTTGACAAAGCAGCGGAGCTTGTAAAGAGAAATGGAATCAATTGCCTTGTAATAGATCCTTGGAACTATGTAGAACATCAAGTCCCAAAGGGGATGAGCGAAACACAATATATATCAGAAGCATTAACAAAAGTAAAAAGATTTAAAGACCGTTATGGAGTACATGTTTTCCTTGTCGCACACCCGACAAAAATTAGAAAAGAGAATGGAGCCTATGTTGTCCCTACTCTCTACGACATCGCAGGTTCAGCACATTTCTTCAACAAATGTGACAATGGTTTTGTGGTCTATAGAGATTACGCAACTGGAGAGACACAGGTCCACATTCAGAAGATTAGGTGGTCTTTTGTGGGAAGAGTTGGAGAGGTGCGATTCCTATACGATGTAAAGTGCAAGCGTTTTACTGAGATTGGAAGTGAGGAGCGTTTCAGCCCAATAAATGATTACGAACAAAAAAATGATGACATCTATGGAAACGAAGATATACCATTCTGATCCATCATTCCAATACGGACTCAGACAATTGGCAATCACTAAATATAAAGACGGAGAGTTAACTGGTTCAAAACAAGACTTTTACGAAAATATCGAGGCTGTTTATATCTGTGTTAATAAAAAATATGTAGAAATAATTGAAGTTTTATTTGCATTTTGTGAGAAAAATGTTAGATATTTGCGAAAGAATAATTTAATAAACAAAGAAGTAAATGAAAACATCAAGAAAAACGCAAGTATTAGAACTTGCAAGGAGCTTGGTCTCGGAAAGCCAAATGGTTCAAAAAAGTACCAGGAAAAATATCTACATAATTTATACAAATTCGTCTACTGGAATTTTATTCAAAGTCACACAATAGATCAAGTTAAGGAAATGTTCAATCAAATCAAATAAAAAAAATGACAACAGAGAAAGAAAAAAAAGCAATTCACTTTGGAGACATCTTAGAATATGTGCCAAATGAGAGAAAAGAAAGATTCATCAAAGATCTAGTTCTTTATTTACCTCACCTAAAGGAAGAGGCTGATAAATTTCAGCATGTAATTCATAATGTAGCTATAGGTACTAATATGAGAAACTATATCGATCTTATGAAAGATTTAGCCATGAAGGTGTTCAATGCCACAGGTGAAAAGAATAGAAAGAGAGAGAATGTTGCCTATCGTCAAATGGTGATGTGGATGATGTACAAAACTCTTCCAATTACACTATCTGGAGTAGGTGAAGAGTTCGATAACAAACATTACGCTACAGTATTATATGGAATTAATGAGTTTCAAGACTGCGTTGAAACATCGTGGAAAGACAGAATGTTAGTCCAATACTTTGTTGAGAAAATGGAGGAACATGGATACTCACAACCACGAGTTGCGTACAGAGAACTACTTTACAAATTAAAAATTCAAGACTAAAAAAATTATGGAGATCACAATTCAAAAACCACACGAAACAGAGTACCACTTTCATGGAGAAGTTATCTTAGACATGAAGTATGAATATACTTTAATAAAGAAAGTGAATAATCTAGGGACAATGTATTCTGTCTCTGCTCACCCATCATCAAGTGAAACTAACTGGGGAGGTTGGGATGAGCTTAAAAAGAGATTTGTAGAAGATATTATCCTTAAACACTATGAGACCTATGGAGCAGAGTAAGACAACTATAAGCAAAATCAAGTATAATTACAAGGATGAAAAAAGTTCAAATACTCTTGAAAGTGTAATTGCAGATCTTCGTAAAAGAGAGGAAAAAGGTTTGAAAGAATATGGGACCACAGTTGATCGAAAAGACTTAATTTTGAAAGACTGGATAAAAGAAGCCTATGAAGAAGCACTCGACCTTGCCGTCTACCTACGAAGAGCTATGGATGACATACAATGAAGAAACAGATACATACACACCTGTGATTGTAACATTAATGGATTACGAATACGAAGAAGATAAAACATATGGAAAATAATTTGCCGTTTTTAAAACACTTAATTAAGAATATGCACCCTGATTGGACGGATGCTCAAGTTGAAATAGAAGCCATTCGCGTTTCTAACTCCTCCGAAGAAGAAGAGGAGGGATGCTTATACTGCGGATCATAACACCGCATTGTTAATATCTTTTAATTGACTTTATAAAATTCTTTGCTATCTTTGTAAAGAACATTAAACTATTACGCTCTAATCCTGGCTAAAATTTACATATGCCAGGTTAGGGTGTAAAATTAAACACACATGAAAAACATAATTAAAAAGGTAGAGGAGTTTAACACAGCCTTCAATCTACCAATAAGAAAAGAGTCTACTAATTTAGACCGCAATGAAATCGTACTCCAGTACAGATTGTTATTAGAGGAGTTAGAAGAGTATGCAGATGCTGCTGCTGATGGAAACTTAGTAGAGGTAGCTGATGCTATTGGTGATATGCTGTATGTATTAATTGGCACAGCTATACGACATGGTATTCAAGACAAGCTAGAGGATATATTCAACGAGATACATAGATCTAATATGTCAAAATTAGAAGACGGAAAACCTCTGTACAACGAATACGGAAAAGTAATTAAATCCTCATCATATTCACCACCTAATATAAAATTCTTATTATGAGCGACTGGTTTATTTTAGCTTTAGCAATAGCTGGTGTTATTGCTGTAGCATCATATTTAGATGACAATAGTAACAATAAAACAGGCTTCTCATCATGATAATTAAACTCCACGAATCTGAGGTCCACTTTTTAAGAACACTTGCCTCTACAAGATCTTTCTTCAGTAGAAAAAATAATGTGGTCGATCAGAAGTTTGCTACAGATAAATCAGGTTTTGAAATAGACTTTGATGGATGCCTCTCTGAATATGCTTTTTGCAAATGGCACAACGTACACTTCGATCTATCTTTTGCTGATGATACCGCAGGCAAGCCAGATTGCATCTATAAAAATTTGACAATAGATATCAAAAGCACTCGTCTAAAGAATGGACGTTTGGTTGTTAAATTAAACTCTCGCCCAATGGATATGTATGTTCTCGCTATTGTTGAAGATGACTACACTGTTCGCTTTGCAGGATGGGCTAGATCTCAGGATATTAAATTAGAGGAGAATATTCGAAACCTTGGTACAGGTAACTCGTATGTTCTCGATCAACATCAACTATTAAGATTCAAAGAAAATGCACACAAAAAAAACTAAGGTTTCCTACTTCCACGATAAGGAAGAGAATAAAATGCTCGAAGTCACTGAGTGGGCTAACGGAGCTGGAGTAGATATTGCCATTACTGACGAGACAGGAAGGCAATTAATCCCTCTATCCTATAGAGACGCAAAGAACCTACGAAGATTGATCAGGTATATCCTACGTCCAAATGTTGATTAAAGGCTATTATATCGAGGCTATGGAGGTCCTTACCAATACGGGAGGAATAGACTTCTTTGACCTCACTCCATCAGAACAATTAGTTACCACTATGTTTGATATCCGAGATGTAATGTCTATACGCCAGGTTGACGAGTTGATTACAGACTATGTTGTAATAGAAATAGGCATGGGAAACCCACGCCTATTCAAAACTTCTTACGAATCAATTAAGTCTATCTTTATGAACCGAGACTCTATTTAAAGAACAGCTCCATCCATTGCATACACATTTACTTTTGCGTATGGTAAATTTACGTTTACTCCTGAATTAATAACTCCCATTTCAGAAATATAACAAGCGTAACCAGCACCTGCATAGTAATTATCAGAACACATTATTTCAGCATTACCAATTAAATTGCCGTTAGAAGAAATAACTGTGCTAGAATCAAATACCGTTGGTAATGGTTTTCCTACATCAGCAGTAATTACAAAAGAAGTTAAAAACTGTAATTTATTGAATGATGGTAATGCATCTTCATTATTATTATTAACTCGGATATATTCCTTTCTATTTAAATCGAATGCGTTCATGGTATAAAATGTTTAAACAAAGATATTACTTTTTCTTTTTACTCTTAATCTTTTTTTCCTGTTTTATCATAGCGGCAGTAGGAGCCTTTGGTTTAGCTCCAGTCTTTTTATTTATCTCTGCCTTTTTACGGATATTGTTCCATAGGGAGTTCTCAACTCCCAACTTATTTACTTTTTTCATGATCCTTTTACCCATTTTTTATTTTTAGGTTGAGCTGTCTTACTTGGACTCCATTTCACTTTATCGGCCCAGTAAGCGGCACTCAATTTGCCTTTAGATATATTCTTAGCGTGACGTGATTTAAACGCCTCTCTCTGTCCAGCAGTTTGATTAGTCTTCACACCTTGTTGTCCAAAGCGAATAGTCTTAATAGTCTCTCCCTCTTTTGCTACAACAATATGACTCTTCTTAGGATGTCCTGGAGTCCTCTTTGGTTTGTTAAAACCAGCAACCCCTGCTCGTATTAATCTTGAGTCTTTCATTATCCTTGTGATCTATATGGTTTAACATAATTCTTAGAAGTCTTGCAGCTAGACATTTTTGTCTTAGCGTGTACGCCAGGTCTTTTAACCTTCGGCTTCTTTTTAAAATTAGTAGCAGCCTGAACCTTTGCCATGTCTTATGATCTCTTTAATTTATTAGCCTTTCTATTGGCAGCTATTGCATTCTTAGCTGAGTATTTTCTTCCTGTAGCAGAGTCAGTAATAGAGATACGAGTTTTTGCTCCAGGAGTCTTTGTCTTAACCATAGTTACATTACCATCAACCTTAGTCTTGATCTTTTTTCCTTTATTATCTACTTTAACTTCTCTCGACTTAAGAACTTTCTTCTCCCCTCCAGCTAAAGAGCTAACCTCTTTCATACTGTAGAAACGATCCTTACCTGTTCCCTTCTTCCAAGGCATGGTAACAGATAAACTTTTCTTTACCTGCTCACCTGTATTAGTGTCTAAGGTAGTCTTACCCTTTGTAAGAACTCCAGTTTGTTTGTTGTACTTAAGAGGGCTTTTTACACTCTCTCTTCCATTACGAGGCTTGTCCATTTTATTTTTTATTTATACAAACAAAGATATAAGAAAAAAATGTAAATTGCAGCCATGAAAAAGCAAAAAAGCAAATGCCCTGAATGTGGGTACTATAACGCTCACCAATTGGGCTGCTCTCAGATCGGTAAAAAGCCACTCCTATGCGACATAATCAAAGATTATAAGTCTAGTCTCGACTCAGGAGAGGAATACAAACTTCCCAATAATATTTAAAATTGTTAATAACTTAATTTGTATATTGTTTTACGTATTTCGTACATTTGTGAAAATAATACAAAATGAAACAATTAAATTTAACAAGCGGTGGTGTAGAAGCCTTTGCTGAATCATTTGAAAAATTGATAGTTGAACTATTAGCTCTCAATATAGAATCAAGCAATGAAGAAATTATTGAGTCTGTAAAAAATCTAACAGGCCAATTATCGGACTCTGCAATTTATCCTCATTTAACAGAACTGAGAGACAATCCTGATTTTCAAAATTACGCAAGATTATTCCGTGCCTCACTAGAACAAAAGGATATAGATGAAGATAGTGAAGCAGCTGGTGTATGAGAAAATGCTCCGCAAGACCTTTAGCGAGGATCTATCCGATGAGATTAAGTTAGAAGTTTTGACGTGGGTACTCTCTCAAATGAATAAGAAAGAGAAACTGAAATAGCCACAAGCGCGGTGGATCGTAAAACACAGTAAGCCTCTGACACAAGCTAAAGTAACTGTTCTCATCGTATAGGAGATAGAGTTAGCCTTCTCGATGTCGTTTAAAAAGGCACATAGGGGAGTGGCGGAATAAAGACGCTAAGGAGGTAAGATAGATAACACATAATAGGATTACCTAAGGTATAAGCAGGACCACCTGTTATAGCCTTTCCAGTGAGTGTTATCGTGCAGGGTTATAACCTGTCTCCCTTGCTAAAATAAAAAGCATGAGTAACAAGAAGCAAACCTCGGTAGATGCCCTCTTCGAAATACTATGGGAAACTCCAAAGGATAAGTGGGAGTGGAATGCCGTACTCAAGGAGATGAAGGAGTTGCATAAGCAGGAGATGAAGGACCTATACCTCGCTCATGTGACTAAAGTCCCTCGCCTAAAAAAGATCTTCGAAAAGCAATTTGAGGAATACTACACAAACACATTTGAGTAATCATGACACCTAAATTAAAGGCAAAGGAACTAGTCGACAAGTATTGGATCTATCTAGATGCAAAGCAATGCGCCTTAATTGCAGTAGACGAGATAATAAATTCAATAGTTATATTTGATTTGACAGCAGCAGAAAATCAGTTTATATACTGGGAAGAAGTTAAACAAGAAATAGAAAAGCTATGAAAGAAACAAAAATAGAGCATGTTAAATTCCATACTGGAACTCAAGGCACAGCAGAGCATGAACAGTTTATAAAGGATTGCAATGAAAAAGATATTGAGATAATCGGCTTTTGGGTGACTTATCACGACAGGCCTCATGCACACGAGCCTCACTATCTCCATTATGTTATTAAAACTAAAAGCTATGAGCAAGGTAACAATAGAATTTGACCGAGTAGAGGAGGCAGAAGAACTGCGTACAGCCCTCGATGGACATAAGTACAAGATGCTCCTCTGGGAACTCGACCAGAAACTCCGCAGCGTGCATAAACACGGAGCTGCACTACAAGGTAATGGAGAGGCAACAGAAGCTGAAATGGATGTGTGCTATCGTTTAAGAGAGGTCCTTAGAGAGATGTTGCAAGAAGATAATTTAACAATAGAATGATCGGATACTGGGTATGGGCAGATTAATACGTAGAAATACGTATTGCAATAATTCCAAAAATGTTAATATATTTGCAAAACACACAATAACTAAATCAAATAAATAATCTATGAACAAAATTAAAGCGTTTTTATTATCGGTAGCATTTGCAATTGCAATACTATTCTTGTCATCAATGATGATTGTTTACCCTCAACTTTCAACGGTAATATCACTAATTGCACTTGTGATTGTTACTTACGTGTACTTAACTAAAAAATAAAAATTATGGAAAAGAAACAAAATAGTATAGATTATCTTATAGAGCAATTAGAGGGAGAAAACAATAGAATTGCTATGGTAGTTGGTGTAAAAAAATATAATTCAATTGTTAAACAAGCCAAAGCAATGCACAAGGAGGAGGTTCAAGAATCTTATCGAGAAGGCAGGAGCGACCAACAATCAAAGGAAACATTTTACCACAGAAATGCAGAACAATACTATAACGAACATTATGAACATTATGAACAATAAAAAGTGTCATATATGCACCTTAGTTAAGGAGACAAGTTTCTTCTATTTAGATAAGAAAAATAGTGATGGCTTTAGTTCAGGATGCAAAGATTGTATAAAACAAAGGTCTAAAAAACATCATCTTGAAAATAGAGGGAAAATACTTGAGTATCAAAAAAAATATCGTTCTAACAATAGAGATTATTATAATAAGAAATCTAAAGAGTGGAATGTTAAAACAGGTTATGGCAAAAAGTACCAGCAAGAAAGGCTCAAGTCAGATGATTTTTTTAGATTTAAAAATAGACTAAGAACATTGATTAGAATCTCAATAACTAAACAAGGTTACTCAAAAAAATCTAAAGCATTTGATATACTTGGTTGCGACTATGATTTTTTTATAAAATATATATCTAGTAAATTTAAAGAAGGTATGAGTTGGGAAAATCATGGAGAATGGCACTTAGATCATATAAAACCAATATCTTTAGCTAATAATGAATCTGAAGTAATTTCTTTAAATCATTACACAAACTTTCAACCTATGTGGGCAACAGATAATTTAAAAAAATATAATAAGTTTAACGAAACATTTGGAGGTAACAATGAGTAAGTTATATACAAAAAAAGAGTTAAGAGAAGAAATCTGCATTATCTTAAATCAACTTACAATGTATTATGGATACTCCACTGCCGATGCTGCAGATGATATACTTGAATGAATAACCAAAATAGAACTACAAAAGGAACAGCAGATAAACGAGAACAAAACACAATAAAGTGAGAAGGGTTATTCAAA